CTTGTATCTCCACACAGCTGCCATACGGGCCTAATGCAATTGTACGCTGTTATTTTCCTGCATCAGGGTAGGTTTAAAGGCTGCGTCGCTTGAATATTCTGGCATTTACAGTATCCCACACGTCAAGCGCTGCAGCAGCTTTTTCGTTGTATGGGTTACGTGCTACGTCAACAGTTTTGGCACCTTGAGGGTAAAACTGTTTTAACCATTCCTGGTCGGAGAACTTCATTCTCCATAACTCTTTCTGCATGGATGTTTCTTTGATGGGCTTGACGTCTTTTCTTTTGTCAACAAATGACCAGAAATCAACAGGCGTCTCTACTTTGTCAATTTTTACAATTCCGCTCATCTGTGGGTTGTCAAGTACAAAGTACAGTGAACCACCATCAAATTTACCCATAAGTATTTTTCTCATTTACACAGCTACCTTTTCTGGTGATGACGCTTGTTCTTGGGCTTTTCTGCCAGCTTCTGCTATTTCTTCACGAACCACGCTCTTCAGATGTTCTTCAACAGCCATGACTAGGGCTTCTTTTATTGTAGAACCATCCGGAGCATCAGGGTAAACTATTTTTGGGTCAAAAACGTCAAGACCTTTTTCGTGTTTAAGAGTAAACTTGATACCCTTTTTTTCCAGCGCTTCCTTCATTTCTATAGCCGCAAACAAATGAACTTCTCTTCTTATCCAGCTAGGTTGGCCATCTTCTGCAAAAAATTTATCTGTTGCTATTCGTGCGCCTATTTTTGCTTCTTCTGGAGTGAATCCTAGTTTCTCAATTAGCTGTTTTTCATCTCGCAAATGAGATATTGCTGGAGGGTACACTCTTCCGGTTGCAGGGGTTGCACCATAGGTCTGCTGTGTTCTCATGCCTCGTGGCTTAGCTTCGCTATCAAAAACCCAGTTAAAAGGAACGCTATCGAGCCCGCTCATGACTATTTCGTCAATGTCTCCGGAGTCAAAAGAGCCGGCTATAAGGGCTTCCATGTAAGTTTCATTTTTCCAAGTTTCAGGACCCGAGTAGTAGGCACCTTTAGGCATGCTTTCCGCATCCCTAATCATGTGGCGGTGGGAAGCTCCATGGTTTTTACTCCAGTGCCCATACAGTAATTCTGTTAAAGAGTTTCCAGCCTCATAGTTAATCATTAGACCTTTTTGAATTGATGTTATATCTGTTCCCGTCATTGGCGTTGGTGAGCCTTTTGTGTTCAAAGAATCGCCGTGTAGGTATCTAGTTCTTTCAGCAACTTCTGGTCTAAGTACAACTTCAATGCCGCCATAGATATCGACCGGCCCTCTGCCCTTTTTAACTATGTTTAGCGTCTCGCCACGTGCCAATAGCTCTGGATGGGCGTTTTCAAGCCCTTGGGCTTCTATGTCTTTGCTCGCTGCCTGCAGTTCAGCCTCGAGCCAGTCTTGATGAACTATGTATCCTGACGCTGGTCGTAAATTTGCTGGAGTTTTAGGGTGTATGCCGATAGATGCTTCGTAAGGCAGACGAATTGCTTTTGGGCTGTGGTCGCTGCGTACTTCATGAGTTGTTTTATACCCATTGGCAAGCACTGATGTAAGTTCTGGAATCGGAACTTGAACCCGTACTCGTGGGTCGATGCCGGCATGAAAAGAAATATTTGCATCGCGGACTTCTTGTGCAAACTGTTCCGGCGTCATTTGGCGGAGGTGTTCTAAAAATCCCAGGTCATAATTAATAAACCTGAAGTCTCCTTTTTCTCCACGCAGATGCGCCTGTATCTCTTGATACTGCCTGCCAACAAATGAGTCAATATCCTTTTGTGTTTGCTCTTTTGTGAGTGGTTTTTGAACATTAAATTGACCACCGGCAGCCCACGATGCTGCGTCTATTTCGGCTATTGAATCACGGTAGGAGTCTGGAACAAAATCCCCCCAGCTTCCACCGTTTTCTTCAATACCTTTTCTGATTGATTCGTTGCGAACCGTCATCTGTTCTGGAGTAAGAGACGACATTTTGCCAGATACGCCAGAACCTGCATCGATGCGACCACCAACTACTAGAGGTCTTATTGTTCCACCGTTGTTCTTGTCGTCATTTATTGCTCTTGCAAGTAGCGCTGGCAGTATTTCGGCAAGAAGGTTTTTGTCATTCTTTTTTGAAGAAAATCCAACAATTGGTTTTGTTTTTCCAAGAATTTGAACTTCTTGCAATGGAGGGCCAAGCCTGCCGGTCCACTCAGTATCTCTTTTACCTTTTGTAACCCAAACAGTTCCGCGCAAAGAGTCAAGCCATCTTTGAGCCATTTCGGGGTCTTTTATTTCTTTCCCAGCTAGACCCATGCCTGCGGCTATGTCTGTTCCACCACCTAGGTTTTTAGATATTTCTGCTGGTATCTGCCTATGGGAATATCGTCCAAAATATCCCATTCCGTAATCTGCAAATTTTTCTGCTAATTCTGCCGACAAAAATTGATATTCATCTTTTTCTATTCTTGAAAGGATGTTTTTTTCAACTTCTAAGTCTTTTGCAAATGCGTTTCTTTGAACCTTTAACTTCTCAATCCACTGTTCTTTTGTAAGACCGGTCTCGTCTGTAATGTTAAATACTGTGCCAAAATTAGATTTTCTTATTTTGTTATAAAAATCAGCAACACCCCTGAATGCATATTCGGCATCGATATCACGGTATGTGAATGTTCCGCTGTCTTCTGCTTCCTTGATTGCTTTATCTAGGATAGGTATAGATTTTTCCCAGGATAAAACCCTCCCCTTCATTCCTGCAACCATCTCGTTATTTAAGCCGCGTGTATCTCCGCTGCCGCCGCCAAGGCCACCTGAATATGAAGACTCAGCACCAACAGACGCGGAGCCCTGTAATACTCCTCCTCTGAGCTCTGACTCACCACCATGAGTTAAGTACCTAGTTTCTCCGTCTGAAAATAAAGCAGTAAAACGCTCCTCGTCTTCTGCGGAGTCTGACGCTTTAAGTCTGCGTATTTCAGCAGATTCAGCTTTGAGCTTTTCTATCTCTTCTGGGGATATGTCTTCTATGTCAAGAACGTTCTGTTCCGAGCGTACGCGTTTTGACTCAATAAGTTTTTCTGCAAGTTTTTGTTCTCTCTCAAGAAACTGAATTTTTCTAGCCATGTCGGCGCGACGAGTTTTAAGTTCGTCGGCTATGAATTTTTCTTTATCTGCTCCAGTTAGACCTTTTTCGTCGGCATTTTTGGCAGCTATTTCGCGGAGGTTTAAGTTTTTTGGCGGTATGTCTACCCTGTCAAGATGAAGCGCCGCATCACTTACAGCAGGGAGGGCGGTCACGACTCCGTGCTCGGCACCATTCCATTCTCCTGTACCTTTTTCGTCGTACTCTTGAACTGCTTTTTTGTACCGTTCAAGCTTGTCATCAACAATAGATTTTCTTTTTTCCGCCTGTGCAGTTGTCATTTTTCCGGATACCCCAGAACCTGCCGACGGTGTCTGGTCTACGTCATTGCCCGGTCTTCTTGTAACGGAAGAAACAGGACTTCCCGTATGAGTTCTTTTTCCGTCATTGTCCCACTCAAACGGGTTTAATCCAACCTGTGGAGACTCACGAATTTCAGACCTACTGATTGGATAGTGGGAAATAACTCCGCCAGCTTTTTCAAAAGCTTCGTCAAAGGTATCTCCATCGCGACGCAACTTTAAGAGATTTGCAGTGTTTAGGTTTCTATCATCGTATGACAGACCCATCAATTCACCATTGCTGCCTATATGACGACCCCTATCTGCAGCAAGCTGAACAGCATATTTAGCATCTGGAGTCAAGAAAACGGTATTGTCAAATGTTGTTTCGACTACATCTGCTGGTTTTCCTGCTGCTTCTGCCGCTTTTGCAGCTTTGTCTTTTTTAACAACATCAGCCATCCAGCCTTTGAAAAAATCTCTTCCTTCTAGGTCTACTCTTTTACCCCACGTTGGTGCAGCCATCGAGGCGACAACTTTGTGCTTTCCGAGCATGTGGACTTCACGCTGTGTTTTGCTTCCAAAACCTAGGCGTGTGGCGTCTTCTCCCATTTTTACGCGCAGAATGTGGATACCCATTCTGGGGCTTTGAGCAAAAGAGTTAATCCTGTCTTGTCTGTCTGCTGTTGCGGCATCGTACCCTTCGGAGTATCTTCCTCCGTATGCTTCTGGATTGTCCTTTCCTGAAACAACCCCAGCAACCGTAAACGCGCTAGTAAATTGACCGTCGTTTGATTCAAGCTTTTTGACAGTTTCCGTTTTAGGTTTCCATCTATCTTCGAGTACAGGAACTGTGTTTTTTTCTAAAGAATCAATAAGTTCTTCTCTAGTCATTCCCATTTCAGTAAGGTCATCTGCGTCCGGCCATGGTCTATCTCTGTCTTGGGAAAATCTGTCGCGCCGAGCCCCCTTCTTCATGTAGTAACCAGAATAAATCGAATCGTACGGATTGACTGCTGTTCCCGGTACGGTTCCGCTTAGAGGGCTATCAATTTGCCCTTCGTTCTTTAATGTGTCCACAACACTAGAAACGTGCTCCGAAGTTGCTTTATCAACATTGTACTGAGAAATAAATGCATCAGAGTAGGTTTTATTTATTCCGCGAGTGTCGGCGTCAAAAGAGTCACCAGCTCCAACAGACCTTGCTGGGTCCATTTCTCCGCCAGTAATTTCTTCTGCTCCAAAGTGAACTACATAGGTATATTCGCCGTCTGAGAATAAAGTATCCAACTCACCGTCGGACATTGACTCTAGACGCTTTTGTTCAGTTCTGAGCTTTTCTGCAGATTCAGCATCTTTTGCAATATCTTCTGCTGATGTCTTTTTCTGAATTTTCTCAACAGGGCCATCCATTGTCGTACTGCGAACAGGGTCTTTTCTGCGCTTATATCTTCCATCTGGCTGGCGTTCGTATGTTGAGCCATTAGCGGTCTCAAATTGAGGAACGCTCATTTTTCCACTCACCGCAGCTTCGTAGTCAATCTTGTCGCGCTCGTATTGCTCCATGTCGGCTGCGTATTTTTTACGGCGACGCTCAACAATATTTGGCATTTCTTCTGGGTCAAGAATTGTTTTTGGAGTCGTGCCTGGATTAGCAACTGCTCTATCAAGCATTCTCTCGGTTACGAGCGCGGATGCTTCAGCGTCAGCATCAGCGGTATGCCAACCATCGCCAAGGTCAACTCCAAGGTATTCAGCTAGCGGCCCCAGGCTATTTGAGCCCTTTTTGTCGCCAGTCTTAGGGTCAACCATCGTTGGGCCATCTGGCTTATCAGGTGTCCAGCGAGGCAACGTTTCATCAGCCAGTGCTTTAGAGTCAATAACACCGCCTGGCTTATAAGAGATGCCAAGGTCTTTTGTTACCCTGTCAAACACTTCAAGGTCAAACGGAGTGTATTGACCACCAATTAGGGCGTCTTCACCAAAGAATTCAATTAGCTTCTCGTGGGCACCTTTTAATGATTCTTGCTGTGCAAGCCAAGCGTCAGTAAGAGGATTTCCGCTTCCGTCTTTTAGATTCTTTTGAGCCCATTCACCAAGTGGTATTCCAGGGTTAACGAATACGTTGAACCGTTCTACAACCTGTCCACCACGCATGCGCACTGCGCCAATCTGAACCGGCATGTTTCCGTCAGCGCCAAAACCTGTTGTTTCATAGTCAAAATAGATAACGTCTTCTTTTCTGTATCTATCTCTAAAATCCGCAAAATCTTTTACACCGCTAAATATTTCAAGGAATCTTCCCGTATACGGACCATTGTCTGGTTCACGAGGACGAGATGGTTTTCTAATTTCTGGCGTTGACATTTTCCCAGAAACACCGGATGGGATGTTTGTTCCACGACGTCTTCTTTGGGTTTGAATTTCTGTAGCGGCGACAAGGTCTTGTACTCTGCGCGCATGTAGCGAAAGTCTTCCATTTCTTCCGGGGGTAGACATAAGGCCAGACACGTTCCAGCCTCCTGACGGTATGCCAAAAGTATCTCGCCCTGCATTTCTTAGCTCGTTTAAAACTTCGCCCTGAAGTACTAGTGTTCGCGCTGGTTTTGCTGCAACTGTAAGTAATCCATCTTCCACTTCTTGAGTGGCTCTTCTAATAGCCTCTGTCTCTGCAAATTTTTCAACAAGGTTCTGGTCTGCAACTTTTAGCGGCCCGTATGGCGGATAAACAGTAGATGGAAACTTGGTTGATTCGCCAAAAAGACGTCTTGTTACGTAAAATTCAGCTCTTGCTTCGATTGGGCTATCTAGTGCATAGTCGCCACCTGCGAACTGCGCCATGAGTGTGTGTTCTGCTTCTGTTGTATTAATGTTGTTCGTAAAAGCATCAGCAAAACCAAAATGAAATTTGTTTAAATCGTCCTGAAGGTCAATTCTTCGTCCACCAAAGCGCCCACCTGTATAACTGTTTGTTTGCAACGCTGCGGCAGCATCCATCATGTCTTGAACGCTGGCATTTCCGGATGGATTGGTTACCATCGACCAGTCAATATCCCACCCTCTGGAGTAAAAATTTGGTTGTCTTGCTGGTCCACTGGGAGTCGTGACGAGTGTTGTCGTTTTCCCAAACCTTGATAAAGTATCTGGGTCCAGTCCTAGTGCTTTAAGTTTTTCTCCGAAGTCAACCATATGGCCGGACTCATGCACTCCTAGGTACAACGCTTTCCCCTCTATTGAATCAAATTCACCGCTTCCGTCTGAAAACTTTGTTCTGCCCGCACCTCTTGTATACAGGTAGGCAGCGAGGGGATTAAAGTTCATTTCTACATGCATTCCGCCAGTTTCTCCAACCCTTCCTGCTCGAGCAAGGTTTGTTACAGCTACACCAGCGCGACGACCTCCGCTGAGTGGGCTTGGGGCGAATTCAGCAAGTTTTATCTCAAATGCGCAACTTGGGTCCCCTTTTATTGGCCCTGTATTAAATTGTGTCACCCACCTAAAATGTTTTGGGTTTTGAATTGCCTCAAAAATCATTGCTTCAAAAAATGTGCGCATAGCAAGCTGTGCTTCCATTCTTTCTTTTAGCGTTAATCCTGCTGGAATTGACTCATTAAAAGCTTTTTCAATCTCGTTGGGGTCGACGTTTGGAAGTATTTCCTGCATGGCTCTCGTAAAGTTTCCCTTATTGAGAATGTCTCCTACAGGATTTCCGCTTGGAAGTAAATAATTAGACGGAGACGCAATTTGTCTATCCATCGCCCTGACTGTTCTGCGCGCAGCTCGTGTAAGCCCAGCAGGAGCGCCTTGGCCCATAAATCTTCTATGAAGAACATCCGCTTGGGTTGTTGCTATTTTTCCGCGTTCTCGCTGCTCTCTTGCGCCAAGCTGCCAAGATTCTTTTCCTTCTCTAGCTCCTCGGACTGCTGCTTCCCTGCTCCAGACCGGACCCTTGAGTCTTCCCGGCATTCCGATTCTTCCACCAACACCCATTGCAGCGTTGACCATGGCAAAATCGTCTGTCGTATATGCCTGCACTCTTTGTGCTGTTCCCGCAGATGATGTATCAGTTCTTCCACCAAGAGGAGATGAAAGCACATCGGCTCCATTTACTGCTCTTCTAACCGCTCTGCGAGCAGAGCCGGCAGCGGTTTGAGGAGACGGTATAAAGCAGTTACTACCAGTTATGTCAGTGAACTGGTTTGCTGCAGGTGAACCAGGAGGGCAACGCAGTTTATTTTTGTCGTCAATCCATAGTCCACGTGATTTAGCAACTCGCCCAAGGATAGAAGTCAGGCTTTCGCTTAGCTTTGGTCCAAGATTCTTGAATTCAATTAGCTGCTCTTCTGGAGAAGATTTTTTGTATGGTTTTTTTGTTAGCTCAGGCGTGTCATAATACCCGGCTTCTTTTTCAGCGCTTAAAGGATTTAGGTTTACCCTGCAAAGAATAAATTCTTTCCCAGGAGGGATAAGAGGTATGCGGTCGCCCTGTTGCCAGTTTTCCAAATAGTCTTCATATGCAGACTCGGCTTTAGATTCTTTTTCCGCTGTTGTTTTTTTGTCAGCAGGCTCTTCTTTAGATTTGGAATCGTCTGCTTTTATAGAAGGAAAAGAAATAGATAGTGAAGCATCTTTGTTAGATGCAAATTTATTTATAGCCTTGTCGGCAAAACTATTATCATTGCTCACTGGATTCTCCCAGTGATTTCTTACTCAGCTGCTGATTCGTGCTCTGCAACATCAACGAGAACGACGTCAGAAGATTCAATAGCGTTTGACTCTTCGACAGGTTTAACATCATCGTTCTTATCTTCCGTTTTTGCTTCATCGACGGGTGTCGACTTTTTGCTTTTTGGCTTATCTTTGCTAGCTTTAATAATAGCTTCAGTTTCCTGCTGCAAGATTGCTCTTTTAGCTGCTCTTTCTTCTGCTGTAAGTTTTTTCATGTTAATTACCGCTTTCTTCAGTGTTGTCTTCTGCTGCAAGCATTTCAAATTCCAACAGCGTTGACAAGAAGTTGCCCTCTGCTGACTTTTCTCCAGCCTTTGCTTTGTCGATGTCTGCCTTGGAAACCCAGCTGACTGGAATCAAGTCTTCCTTGCCAAGAGCAATTGCGCGCTTCATGATGTGTGCTTTTGCTGCTGGTTTGTCTTTTGCTCTGCCGTATGCTTGAATTGCATTGCGAAGGTCCGAATCATCAGCAATTGGGAAAGAGCCATCTGAAAGGGCTGTTCCTTTCTTTGCCATGTTGTCGCGAGTGTCTCCGTTATAAGCACGCTTAAGTGCAATTTCAGCAGCTTCGGATTCAATTTCAGAAGCCTCTTCCTGCGTGTACTCGTCATATCCGAGAACCTCGCCATCAAGGGCAACAAAAACGTCATAAGACTTTCCGTTCATGCCTTCGATTTCTACTGCGTAAACATCAAAGCCTTCAAAAACGTCTGGCTCGACAGCAACAATGTCGCCCTCTACGGTCTTTACAGCAATATCTGCCGCTTCGCCGAAGCTAATCATTACCTTGTTTTCAAGTGCCGACTTGACTTGCATCACTTCATTGTTAAGAAGGTGCCAGCCCATGACTTCACCGCTTGAACCATCAAAGAAGATTTCAACAGGCTTTCCATCCTTGCGCTCAACGTCAACAACAAAAAGGTCTGCTTCATCGCTGTATCCAGAGTCAAGAACTTTTCCTCTGAACATGTCTTCCGCAATTCCTTCAACCTCAATCAGTGAAGGCATTCCCTTTTCGGAAACGCAACCACCTGGGCAGCTATCGCAAACAGATGTACCGCCAGGGTATACCTTTCTGTCAAAAGAACAGATGTATGCATCTTTGTCAAATTCGGAAGACTTAAAGCCGAGCGTAGCCATACGCTTGCGCTTCATTTTTGCGCGAACCATTCCAGCGGTTGCGTAGTCTTCGTCTTCGTCCTCGTCTTCCATTTCCATTTCTGCGTCTTCCATGGCGACAACGCTACGCTTCTTTTTAGGAGCAGCGCGACGAACAAACATGTCATCATCTTCGTCTTCGTCGTACATTTTGTCTTCTTCAGAATCCATCATGTCGTCGTCTTCTTCGCCCATGTCGTCTTCTTCATCATCCATCATGTCTTCATCATCCATCATGTCTTCGTCGTCTTCTTCGTCCAACATAGAAGGACTAGCGGCGTTAAGAGGGGTTCCCGGCTTGCGTGTCACCATGCGCGGTGGCAATTGTACTCCGCCACCCATTCCCATGCTTCCCGCAACACCAGGCATAGCGCCCTTCATTTGTGATGCAACAGCACCGCATTTACCGCAAACTTTTGCTCCTGGTGTGTATCCGCACTCGCCGCCGTCAAGGCCTTTGGCACACGCAACGACCTCGCCGTCTGCGTTTAGTTTTACAACTGGTGATTCAGCCATTATTCTGTCTCCTTGTACTGCATAGAGTTGGATAAACAACCCTTGGGGTTAGAGCATCCGCCGCATGGAGAAATTCGTTTTTCTCCAGTCACCATGCAGTGATACTTATATGATTTTTGAGGTTGTCCTGTAGGTTTAGCATAACCCATAACAGGCTTGGTCTGGCTGACGTTATTGGGTCGTTTCGGTCTTGAAAATCTTGATGAACTCATTTACTTCCTAGAAATTTTCAATTACACTTGACAGTGCCGAGATTGCCTCATCTGTTAATTGTGAATACCTAAAAATTTGTATTCCATATTCTGTTGCTTTGGCGTCGACTCCGTGGTATTCAAGCACTGGGTCTATGAGTGATTTTAATTCAAACATCTCATTTACGGATACTTCGATAACAACAGAATCAATATCTCGAGTGTCAAATTGAAGACCAGACTTAACCTGCATATCTTTATCATCAGATATAGATATAAACACTTCAGCTACATCCGACTTCCATGCCCCTCTAACCGAGGGGGTATAACGTGCTGGTACCGGTATGCGTCGCGGTCTTTCAGGAACGCGCGGACGGTCCGGAGTTGGAGACGGAACGTCTGGCTTAATTGGCTTTGTTGGGTCAGGAACAAACGGAACAGGACGTTTTCTTCCTGGCTTTGGTTCTTTCTTTGGCTTCTTTGGCGGCTCTACTGGCGGCCTTGGAGCAGGCGCAGGCCTTGGCTCAATTGGAATGCGAGGTCCTGGCTTTTTTCTTGGGTCTGGTTTTTTACCTGGCTCAACGCCTGGTTTTGTTCTTCCGGGAAGAATTGGCTGAGGCTGTTCTCTTCGTTTAGGTTTTTCTTTTGGCTTACGTCCAGGAGGGTCTGGAACATTCGGCGTTGGTGTTCTGGTTGGCTCACTTGGTACCGGAGTAGGAGCAGGAGTAGGACGCGCCGGCTCTCTTTGTGGTTCCTTTTCTGGAACCTTCGTAGGGGGTTTCTGTGGTTCTCTTTGTGGTTCCTTGACAGGCTCTTTTACCGGTTCTTTTACTGGCTCTTTGACCGGCTCCTTCTGAGGTATTTCTTGTGGGTTCTTGCGAGGAGTGCGTTTTGGCTGCCTGATTGGTTCTTGTTGAGGTATTTCACGAGGAACTTCTTTAGGCTCTTCTCTAGTAGGCATCATCCTTGGCTCAAGAGATGTTCCGCCGAATGGGTTGGCAACGTAAGGAATATTGTCCAACCCTGTAGGGCCGGTCCTAAATCCATCATTGTCGCCGTCATAGCTTGCTGGCTTTAGCGATACTCCCCGCCTGGGTGTGACGGCAGCACCACGAGCAACACGACCTGGCCTTGCTGCTTTTTCGCTAATTGAGTCACATGCAACTATTAGCGCATTGGAAGCATCAGAGCCATACCAGTCAATATTTGGTACGGCAAATCCGTCGCTCAATAGTTCAACCCCAAAACCATGGTACTCAGCAACGGTTAATGCCGCTTCGTATAGGTTTGCATCCGCTGTTTTTACAAATAGATGAGTTCCTGGATTGCCTGATTTAAAGTCATCCCATGACGGAAATGCGTCTTTAACACCACAGCCGCCACATTCTCCACCGCAACCACAGTCAGATTTTGCTCCTCCGCAAGCTCCGCCACAACCACATCCGCCATGTCCTTCATCCTCACTGCCGGCAACTCGGGTTCCGGCAGAACCATTAACGGGCATATATACGACTTCTGCACGAACAGCCTGAGCAGAGCCAAACATAAAATCGACACCGTTGGGGGAGTGATAGCTAGAGCGGAGGGTTTCTGTCGTTCCGTCTCTTGTTAGGTCAAAGATGACTATGTTTTCTTCGGCGCTTCTGATTACCACTTCTCCGCCGAAGTGCATATTTATATGACGAGCCAAAGCCCCCATTCTTCCAGTGACAGGGTTTTGTGCTGTTTCCGTTGGCGCATACAGGGTGCCCGCGTGAAACTTTTGGTGCATTCCTCCGTCAGACTCCGCATCATCGGCTTTAATCGAGAGAGTTGCAGTTAGTTGATTTGCTCCATGCAGAACTGGGGACACTTCGTAAAGTTCAACCTCTTTAAGGAGGTTGGCCTGTTGTGTTGTGTCAAAAACTGCGTCGAGGGTCTTGTAGCCGATTGACCATTCTTGTTCTTCCCCAAAGAAAGCGACATTACTAAAAGCTTCTCTTCCTTTTTCCGACATAAGGTTAAACTGTACTTTTGCAAATAGACCGCCAACATTTTTGGCCCTCATTTTTGCTGGAAGCCTTGGGTCATTTGGCCCAACCTCATAAATCTCTAAAACTTTGCCGATTGGTTCGTTCCAGTTATGTCCCCATACAACACGAGGTTTTCTTCTTTTTAGAGAGGAATTAAAGCAACCTGGTAAACAAATATCACCAACGCTGTCTTTGTTGCCCAACGCAGCAACAAAACACTCAACAATGCCCTGTGCTTCGTTGACGTTTACTTGGCCTGGGTTTGCCTTGTATTGAGTTACAGTAAAGTCGGAGACGTTGCTAGACACGTGTTTACCTTTCGGGGAGAGCTATTCTAATGATAATACGCAATGCGCTAATTATGGCGCAGGTACTTTCATTAAACGTTTAATAAAAGTAGCTTTATTCAATCCTAAAACGAAGCTTGCATCTGCAGTTCATTGTGAGATGTGGTGGTGCTTCTGGGTCTCCTGGAAAACGTAAGAAACTTTCACCAACGGAAAAGCCGTCTGTCAGACTGACTGTCTTGCTCTCTAGGAGCTTATGCTCGCCGCGTACGTTTGAATCTTTTCGTGTAACCCATGTTTTACTGGCAGCTCCGGCTTGTTTTGCTCCAAAGTACAAACCTGCGTTATATGCAGTCTGACCTTCGTGTTCCGCAATTGAGCGCTTGCGCTTGGAAAGCAGGTTAATAAAAATAGCCGCCAATGCCGCCTTAAGCATGCCAACCCTGTCTTCGTCGTTTGACAAAGCTGTAGCAATCAATATTGCAGATGCAACTTCCTCTTTTGTTGTTGAGTTTGTTTTTATAACTCTTTCAACCTGAGCGTCGAGGTACTGTTTTACTTCCTCTTCGTCCATTTCTATTGGCATGGAAGTCTGCTCGTTCACTAATTGCGATGCGTCTTTCAGTATCCCAGAAAAAACAGGACGCAAATCTTCTTCAATTTGCTTGTTCCAGACAGATATGTCGAAGATGCTCTCTACATCAAGAGAACCCGTTTCTATTGATTTCCTAGCCTTGGCACCGCCAGCTTTTTCCATAACTACACGCTGCTGGCGTTCTATGAATCTTTCTAGATTTCTGTCCAGAATTTCTGTCCAGCTATCAGTACTTTCGTCAGCCTTTATGTCCCATTCGTATCCTTCAGCGTCCTGAGACAGAGACTTAGACATCATTTGGCTGGGATTGAACGCTGAGAGCGCGCTTGGAGACGGCTGCATAGCCATATTGGCTGATGCTGCCTGTTCTGCCGCTAAAGCCTCTGTCATGCCTCCTGGAGGGGCACCGGCGGCACCTGGCTCTTGCAGGCTGAGTATCTGGGCAGGCATTTCTGCTTGTTGTTCTGGCCCTGGGGCCGGCATCATTCCTGCAGCAGCAACACCAGGCATTCCACCAGGCATTCCACCACCCTGCTGTGCCGCCATCTGAGCTGCTTGCTCCTGGGAGTCAAACTTCTTGTCCGTATAGCCAATTGGGGTGAGGTTCGGGTTGGCAAGCATTGCTTGCATTAGGTCGGAGTCAATTTTATTCCTGCCTGTTTGGGCGCGGTATTCGTTACCACTGATGAGTCCGTTTTGGAATTCATCAAGGAGGTATCTTTCTCGCTCCTGCTTATAAAGAATAAGGATTGGGACGTCCGAGGTATCAAAGTCTATGTAGTGCTCATCGTCAAGTTCGTCAAGTCCTCTGGCGATTAGCTCCAAATGAGGGAGCAAAGTTTCATTCCAGAAGACTCTATGCTCTTCGCCGGCGTTGGAAAAAGTACGGCCGGAAGCGTTTCCTATGACCGATTCTGGAACACCAAAAGAAGCAAGTATTTCTTCCTTGGTTATTTGACGCATTTGGATGTAGTTTGCGTCTCTTGGGCTTGCGCCGGTATCAACGTAATCAACGCCCTCATCAGAAGAAACAACAGTTATGGAACCAGCCCTGTTTATGTTGCCTCTAAACCTAGACCTAAGTTCCTCTTTGTCGTCGTCGTCGATTTCCCCCCTAACGACAATCATGCCGCCCGGCCTGCCGTCATTTAAAAGAAAGTTTCGGTTATAGAGCTTTGAAAGGTTTTCAATTTCAATGGCTACTCCAGCAGACTCTAAAGGCGTCAGAGATAGGTAAGGGTCTAGCGGGTGTGGTTTTCTAATCCAGATAACATCTTCTGGTTTTAAATAGACTTTAGTTCCATTCCGCATGTCGACTTCAAACCCAGAAACAAACCTTTTTGGGTCTGGAATTGGCGCTGTGTGCTGTGGCGGCAGAAGCTGAAGGGCAACAATGGAACCATCGCGACCCCTAATCTTTTCTATAAAAGCCCCTCTAGAAGACAAAAGGAGCTGAGAAGAAAGCCTGTATCTAAATACAAACGAGTTTTCTCCCATATTTGACTTTGTATTCAAAATGTCAAGTATTTTATTTTCTTTATTGTTGGTGATAATTTTACCGTCTGGTGAATTATCTTTCCTAAGCATGACTGGGAGCCTTGCTTGGTTTCCAGCAATAGCGTCGATACAGCGGTTTACCCAAGTGACCTTGGCCATGCCCTCTCTATAGGCCCGCTCAATATCCCAGGAATCTCTGTATGGCTTTCCAGCCATGCCGGTATTAAACGCAATAGGCGCGCCCGGCGTCAGTATTGATTTCTGCTGTCCAGCGTTTTCCGCCTTGTTAGTGCCTGCATTCCAAGCCATATAATTCGACTATTCCATTCCTAGGATGAAACCCATTAACCCAGATGTTACGCCAAGGGTAATGAAACCCACGGAAACATCGATACAAAACGCACCAACTGAGGTCATAATTATAAACGAACCCATCAGTATATTGGCAGCTACTGTTCTACCAATCCTAGGCAGCTTAAATTTCATTTATACTCCATTTGAACCTGATGATTCAATACTAGTAGGAAATTACCCTCGGACAGGACAAACATGACCAATTGGAATGAAGTATTGCAATATCTTGAGCCTAAAACGGCGGGCTATTGCCCGGAAGAACCGTCATTTACTCAGAAGGTATTTTTGCGCTCGTACGCTATGGAAGGGCTATTTGGTGGCGCTGCAGGCGGCGGTAAGAGCTCTGCTTTGCTTATGGCTGCACTGCAATACGTTGATGTTCCGGGATATTCTGCAATATTGTTTAGGCGCACATATGCCGACCTGTCCCTTCCCGGAGCCCTTATGGACAGATTTAAAAGCTGGATATCCAATTATGACGATATCCACTGGAACGCTAATAGCTATGTAGCTACGTTTCCGTCTGGTGCCAGAATATCGTTTGGGTATCTAAATAACACCAACGACTACCTGAGATACAAGGGTTCTGAATTTCAGTTCATTGGGATGGACGAAGTAACAGAAATTAGAGAGTCTGACTATAGGTACCTTTTCTCTCGTCTTCGTCGACCCGCTACTGGCGAACTATCTAAAGTCCCCCTAAGAATGCGCGCTGCATCCAACCCGGCCCCCAACTGGGTTCGCCAGCGTTTCATCATAGAAGGTCTTGAGTCTGGCCGTATATTTGTCCCATCAATGCTTACAGATAACCCTGGTATTGACGCTGAGTCATACCGGCAAGCACTTTCTGCCCTGGACCCCATTGAGCGCAGGCGCTTAGAAATGGGTGACTGGTGGGCCACATCTCTAGGAACAATGTTTGATAGAGAAAGTTTTGTAATTGTCGACCCGCATGAAGTGCCCAATGTCACATCTGCAGCTAGGGCTGTTAGGTTCTGGGACCTTGCCGCAACAGAACCAAACCATTCAAATCCGAATCCTGACTGGACAGTTGGGACACTGATGTTGTTTGACCAAGGTATTGCGTACATTTTAGATGTTAGAAAAGCTCGGGTTAAAAACGAAAAAGTGGAACAATTTGTTCATCAGACAGCAGTCGAGGATGGGCACACCGTTGCAATTAGAATGGAGCAAGAACCAGGCTCTTCGGGTAAGGCGCTAGTTGACCAGTACGCACGATACGTTTTGCCTGGTTATGATTTTATGGGAATTCGTTCAACTGGCGATAAAGTAACTAGAGCAAGACCTTTTGCGGCCTCGGTTGCTAATGGTAACGTGAGGCTGGTTCGTGGTTCATGGCTTACAGACTGGTTGGACGAAGCTTCCGGTTTTCCAGAAGCGTGTGACCACGACGACCAGGTGGACTCCGCTGTTGGAGCATTTACACATCTTGCAGGTTTGGGGTTGCCACAACGCAGACCCACCGCTATACTCATCTAACAGTACCTAACTATCTAGGAGATATATGACAATTGAAGGGGATACAGGGTCGACAATCGACTCCTGGAATAACATCATCGACGAGCTAAATAAGGCTCTAATGAACGCAGACGAATCTTTTCATAGTTTGTCTAGTTCTGTTAACGCAGAAGAGCTTGCTTCATGCATCACTCAGCTGCATGCTTTTAAAAACGACCTTACTTTGGTGTACGACGTATGTTGCAAGTTGCTAATTGATGCAATGGGAAACATGCCAGAAATAGTCACTACAAGTGGAGTGAAGGTTGAAAAGAAAACAGGAGCTGACCGCAAGACGTGGCAACACGTAGAGCTTGCCAAGAACATTGCATCTCGCTTGTCTGACATGGCTGTCGATATGGAAACAGGCGAAGTGTCAATGACGCAGCAGGAGATGATTGTCAAACTGCTCGACTATTGCGCCCCTTCATACTGGCGTGTTAAAGAACTTGCAAAAATAGGAATCAATGCTGACCGATTCTGCGAAACTTCAGAAGCTAAAACAAATATCGTTATACGAAAGGCTAAGTAAATACAATGGAAAAAGATAATTCAACCAATACATACAGCATGCTCTCAGAGCCGTTCCCCCCAGAAATGGAACGCGAACTGCGCAAAGGCGGAGCATCGCTCACCTATATCCCTGTCAGTGAGGTGATTACCCGCCTCAACAAAGTAATCGGCGTGAATAGCTGGTCGTTTGAAATTATTTCGTGCGGTCGTGACGCTCTTGACCCTGACTACATTGTTGCCCACGTTCGCATGACTTGGTACGCAGAAGCTCCATTTGGTTACGTAACACGTGACGGCATTGGTGGCCAAAAGATTAAGCGTACAAAAGCTGGCGACATCGTTGACCTTGGCGATGAAATGAAGGGTGCTGTTTCTGACGCTCTTAAAAAAGCAGCACAGACAATGGGTGTTGGTCTGTATCTTGCGCGTAGCGAAGAAGCAATGTATGCAGAAAGCAGTGCTGAAACAGTAACTCCCCAGCCAGTAGCGCAAACCGTAAACTCAGAAATTGCTGAAATTTGGGATGCGTTCATGTCGTTTACAAAAAAGTTTGACGAGCAACAAAAGAAACAGTTGCGCGAAGACTGGTCTGAATATAGTGACGGCGCAGAGGTGCCCAAAAAGTCAACAGTAACCTTGGAAGAGGCAGAGTTTTTGCACACCCAGGCTGCAGCTATTTATTTGGGAGCAACAATTGTCGACTCTGAATGAGCAAGGACCCCTTCCTGAGTATCTATCCGCGTCGTCAATTTCAACATTTCAGCAATGCCCATTGAAATTTAAGTTTTCACGTATTGACAAAATATCAGAACCTCCTACAATGCAAACCCTTATGGGTAACTTTGTCCATGAAGTTCTTGAAACGATGTACAAAGAGTTTCCTCTTGAAGAACGCAAGTTGACCCTTGCAAAAGAAATATGTCGTGAGCTTTGGGTTTCCGGAGAATGGGAAGAAAAAGTAAAACCATACCTCGGCACGCTAAGCCTAAATGAATTCCGATGGATGTCCTGGTGGTGTGTAGAAAACCTTTTTCAGCTTGAAGACCCAACAACAATCACTCCGTCTGGCGTAGAGCACGAACTCAATACAGACCTTGAAGGGGTTCGTATTAAGGGCTTTATTGACAGATGGAATGAAGAAGACGGCATTGCAAAAATTACAGATTACAAAACTGGGAAAACGCCAAATCCACGGTTTTCTGCTGGTAAATTTTTTCAGCTGACACTTTATGCTGCTGCATTAGCTCGTGATTACAACTTTGACGGATACGAGCTCGAACTCCTGTATCTAAAAGATGGAGTTCGTTTAACCAACACCCCAAAGCCATCAGAAATCCAAGCAGCGGTAGATACCGTTGTACAAGTACGTGAGGAAATAGAAAAATCATATGGAAACAATGAATGGGAAACTATCCCAACAAAATTATGCGACTGGTGTATTTTCAAAAAGTCAATCTGCACATATTGGAATTAGCATGAACGACGACACATTTGCACGCATTGTTGCTGAAGATGTTAAAAACAAATCAACCCTCAGCCAGCAAGAATACCTATCAATGGCTCAAAATCGCGACAGATGGAAACGAGCACTAACGGCGTTAATTAATAATCTTAATGACCAGATTGAGGACATTAATGATGACGAGTCAGCAGATATTGAGCGCTACGAAAAACTCGGCAAGTCTGGTGTTGCTCTTGCGTCTTCCGCTACTGCTACATACGAAGAACGCCGTCACAAAATTGAGCGATTCCGTTTTCATGTTGAAAACAAGCTTGACCAAGTCTGCGCTATGTCGGATGCAGAAGAGTTTTTGTCTCGCGCCGACTTGTTTGAAAAAGCAATCCGTCAGCATCGTCTCCTAATGGAAGAATGCGATATGGAAGTAACTCCTGCTGATGAAGCTCTTTGGGCTACCCTTGACGGAAAATGGGAATTTGACGACGTTAAAATGTAGCTATGCGTCATAGGTCAAACAAGAAAGAAGCCGAGTATCGCCTTCGTCGACCTCTTGTTGAAAAACTTCTAGAAGAAAAGCCGTACTGTGAAGCATGTCCTGTTTTTGCAGAGCATGATGAAAAAGCTACCTATGTAAGACAACGCTCGCAAGACATACATGAAATTGTACGCCGCTCTCAGGGTGGTTCAATACTTGACGAAAACAATTTATTAGCTGTGTGCCGTAAGTGCCATACAAGAATTGGTAATTATCCACAGCTTTCTTTTGAGCTTGGGCTTGCCAAACATTCCTGGGAAGAATAAGTCTTTACTTCGTAGCTATTTAATTAAATGTTACGATTTTGTAGCGCGCTAAACCTTTCGAAAAGAGAGAGGCAGGTGGTCATATCTAGCGGTTGTCCGTGGCACAGAGGTTGCAAATTATTGCCGAGCCCTCGACACCCGCCTGCCAATAGGCGGGTGTTTGCTATTTGGGCTAATGTTGCCTCATGAGTTTTTTAATAGGCCTAGATTTGAGCCTAACGTCAACAGGGGTCTCGATTAACGGTGAAACATCTGTAATCTCCACGAAAGCCCGTGGGGCAGAAAGGCTCCATATTGTCTCTTCTGCCATTTTGGATTTATGCTTTTCCAAAAATGTAGTTTGCGCCATCATTGAAGGCTATTCGTTTGCTTCCAGAAATAGTCAAGCGCACAGCATTGGCGAAATGGGTGGAGCAGTAAGAATGAAGTTGTGGGAGAAAGGAATCCCATACGTGGAGGTGCCCCCGACATGCAGAGCAAAATTTGCTACAGGAAAAGGTAACGCCGGAAAGAGTGAAGTAGTTTCTTCAATATCTGCAAAAACAGGGATTATTTTTTCTGGCGCTGGAGGAGACGACGAATGCGACGCATGGCTTCTGGAGCAAATGGGTTTAAAGTATTTAAATAAATCCCAATATGAATGGTCTGAAACAAGCATTTCCTCCCTGTCTAAGGTAGATTGGTCTCCGTTAGACCAAGTAAGGGAGAGCCTCTAATGCCTCGTAATTCACCGATAAGTCAAGTAGATGTTGAAAACGGTTTGCTTGACCTGATTGAAGAGCTTGAAAAAGAAACAGAAGCCTTTGAGCGCCTTGCCGAAGATGCTGCAAAGAAAGAAGCTCTTTACAAAACCAATTGGGCAAAAGAGTACCTATCAGCCAAAGGTTCAATCAAAGAACGCGAAGCATGGGCTGACTACAAGTTGAGCGATGAAGTGTTTGACCACAAAATAGCCGAAGGCCTAATGAAGGCAAAAAGGGAAAAACTTCTATCTGTGCGCACAAGCATTGATGCCCTTCGCACCCTCAATGCAAACGTGCGCGCGCAGGTGCAATAATGAAAGCAAGCATAGAGCTGGAAACCGTCAATCTTGGTTTACTATCGCCTGCACCATGGCGCGCAACCCATGTACTGAAGCCAGATTTAAAAATACTGACGGAGTCAATACGCGAATACGGCGTTCTTAGTCCTTTAGTTGTTCGAAAAGAATCAATGACAATTATTGACGGATTTCACAGGTACGTTTCGTTACAAAACGACAAAGCTTTACTTAAGTCTTCTGGCGGAAAAGTTCTGGCTCAAGTTGTTGACTGCAGTGAAATTGACGCGATGGTGATGCATATACGGTTAAATCGAGGACGAGGCAACGTAGTTTCACACCACATGTCAAGACTACTTAAAAAAATTAACCAGTCTGGCGCATATGATGTTCGTGAACTTCAGTCCATGCTTGGGATGAACGTTATGGAAATTGACATGATGCTGGACGGGTCCCTAATCAAGATGCGCAAGATTTCTGAACATACTTACTCTAAAGCTTGGGTGCCGGTAGAGGCACCTTCCGGCAAGATAGAAAATATCGTTTTGGAGCGTCCACCAAATCCTGACAGGTAAAAAGGTGTAAACTGGTGGCATTAACTACACAGCGAGGTAGCTATGCCAAACTCCAACAATATCCCAGACAGTGAATTACCCGCCCCTACGCGTGCGGATGTCAAACCAGGAGGCAAGCTTCCTTCATGGTGGAAAAGAGCAACCTCTTACGCCGTACGTCGACTAGCGGACACTACCGGAGGTGGTAGGTCTAGAACGCAACGTGGTGAAGGAGCGTCTCTATTAAGAGAACGACGCAACCTTCGCCTAGGCCGCGCAACCTGATTGGCATAAGCTAATGCTTGTATCTAAATCTGACCTTGTCACGTATATGGACATCTCTTTGTCATTGCGTCAGCAGGATGCCGCTGAACTAGTTCTTGAGGGTCTTCAATCAGAACTAGAAGCCTTTTTGAGGAGACCAGTTGAAGTTGATGAGTTTGTTGAACAACATGTAATCCCTAGCTATTTTCAAGGTGTTCCAGCCACTTCTTTCTTTTACGACTCAAGCCTTGATACGACCGGAAATGTTTTGAATTACATTCAGCCTTCAGTAGTGATTAGTCTAAGAAACACGCCCGTGGTAAATGTAAGCAAGGTAAGAATTAAAAGCCTTGGTGAAACTGGTACAAATCTTGGAGAAGCCCTACAGAGGGAAGCGTCAGTAACTGCCGCAGCAAGAACCGGTACGTCGGTGACCTACACGGCTGCAGCACATAAGTTCACGATAGGACAGCGTGTATCTGTCAAAGACATGGCTCCAAGCGGTTACAACGTGTCTGGAAAAGAAATAACAGCTGTCACATCAACCACCTTTACGGTTGGCGACATGAGTTCTTCACTTGGGGTTACAACTGACGCAACAGGAACAGCTACTGCTGTTGGCAACGACTACGTAGTCCACAGATACGGACTTGAGATGTACCGTGGTTTTCCAAACGATATAGTGGAAGTTACTTATACCGGTGGGTTAGACGGTGACGCGATAAGCATGTTTAAGCTTTTTATATTGCGTGCTGCTACTCGTGAAATGCAAAACATGCATGATGACGTTGTTGGTATCAAGGACCTTAATCCACGAAATGTGGCTCCGCTTGAAACCGGTTTTACAGAACGTGAACTGCTTGCCTTGCGTAGGTGGAGAAGAAGAAGAATCTAATGAGCAAGCCTCGCATATCCATAAATATAAAAGGGATAGCGGAAGTAGAAGCAAAGCTAATTGCTATGCAGCTACGCTCAACAAACTTTGCTCCGGTATTTGCTAAAGCAAAACTTGAGCTTTCCGCTGCGTCTGCTTCTAACTTTTCTCTTGGTGGTCTTCCGTCTGGTGGGTGGTCACCATTAAGTCCACAGTATGCAGCATGGAAACTAAGTAGATTCCCAGGCGCTCCACCTCTGGTTAGAAGCGGCAGGCTTGCAGCCAGCCTTTCGGGAGCAACGGGCGATTCTATATTCAGCGTTACGCCAACTAAAATGCAAATCGGAACCCGTCTGGAATATGCTAAATTCCACCAGTACGGAACAAGCAAAATGCCGAAGCGTAAAATTGTTTTTGAACCAGCAGGATTTTCTAAATCAGTTGGGTCATCTTCGGCGGCTTGGATAGCTAGAGGCGAGATGCTTTAATGACCAGAGAACTAATGCATGGTGCACACTCAGCAAAGTCCTATGTGTCCCAATACCTATCGCAAGACATCCCAACAAGGCTTATAAAATACAGAAACGGATGGGGTCTAGACGATATTGCACTTCCTGCCCCTACTGATTACCTCGTGTACGAACCACTCGCATTAGACCAGTGGCCAATTGTCATAACAGTAGCTATTAACACAAAATCGTTTAATAGACTTGAATATGACGGGAGCACGCTAGACCCTCTCTACAGGGTTACGTACGGAATGCGCACCTACGTATGGGTTAGGACCGAAGGTTCGGAAGAAACAACCCTAATGAGAGACAGGCTAACTACCGTTGTCCGCTCTGCGTTGCTTGATTATCCGTGTTTAGCCAGGCTGGATACCGACAGGCACGCCCGTATAGAGGAAACAACCTTGTCTGAAGAGTTTTCTGAACTAACCCTACTCAAGGGCGACAGGGTCCTTGCTGGTGCATACATAGGTTATGACCTATTATTAGATGAAGTCATTACAAGAGAAGACCTTGGTCCGGCTGTATCTCAATACGATATTGAGGTTCTCGGAACAGGAAACCCACAGCAACAATTCCCCTTAGGATAAAATGGACATCAACAACCCCGAATACTGTAAGGCTCTTACTGGAGAGCACAAAGAACTCCCACAGGAGTTTTCTGATGCTGTGCAAATAAAAAATTCAAGAGCAGAGCTCCTGACAATAACTGACGACGTACAGCTTATGCCGTATGCATACGCCCTTTTGTCGCCCAACAACGAACGCCTTGAGAATCTTCTGGCTACTAAAAAAATTAAGATTGTTTCTTTTACTACCAATTCTTCGATAACGCTTGACACAGAAGAAGAAATGCCAAAAAAAAAGCGCCAGTCAAAATCCAGCAAATCTACTTCATCGCCCCAGCAAGACGCTGCTGTGGCTGAACTGGCGTCAATCGTTTCAGTGCCCGTCGAGCACGATAATGACGAAAAAACAGAGCTCGAAGCTGAAGTTCAGCCAACAGAAAACAATTTGTCCGACGATGATGCCAAAGGTACGCCAGAAGACAATGAATAGTCAGTATAATCTGATTAGTCTCAATACAAATAGCCCTTCTAATTTACAGATGGGACGGAGGAAACAATGCCAGGTGTAATTGTTACAACGGCGGTCCGCACAGGCCCCACTAACGCACAGACAGCAGCAACAGCAACGATGTTCCTCGCTGGACTAACAGAGCGCGGACCAGACGGTACCGTTCATCTGATTACAAGTCTTTCTGATTATCAGGATATCTATGGTGGTGTTGCAACCGCTGGATATACCCATCAGACAATTGAGACATTCTTCGAAGAGGGCGGCTCACGCGCTTATGTTTCCAGAGTTATTGGCTCCGACGCAACAGAGGCAACTCTTGAGCTCGACAAGACTGGCGGAACCGCAGTTATTACTTTAACTGCTGCTGGCAAGGGAACATGGGCACATGGTGGTGTTCTTCAGGCAGTGGTTACACAACCAACGTCTGGAGTCACGTTTAGAATAGCAATCACGTTAAACGGCGTGACTGTTTACACCACTAGAGCAAACACAACCGTCGCGGCGGCTGTTGCTGAAATTAATAACAGCGCAACGGCTGCTTTGTACGTGACAGCAGAAGACGAAGGCGTGTCAGGAATCCCTGTAGCAGCCACAGGAAACTTTGCTGGCGGAACAGACGATGCAACTGTTGCAGCCGCCGACTACGTAACTGCGATTGGCCTCTTTACTGAAGACCTTGGACCTGGCGCAATTTGCGCACCTGGCCAAACTTCTTCAACAGTTCGTGATGCACTTATCGCTCACGCTGCAGACAGAAGAAGAATTGCTATTCTTGGATTTGACAACGGTGCCTCCGTTGCTACTGCTGTAACAGACGCAGCAGCCTATGCAGGCGATGACGGAGCTGAATTTGCTGCCTTCTTCCACCCATGGGTGAAGATTCCAAACGGTTCACTCACATCAACAATTCCACCAGATGGTTACGTTTGCGGAAAGCGTGCAGCTATACATAATGCATATGGTTCATGGAACCCATATGCAGGAGAGCGCTCACAGGCTTCCTTCGTCATTTCGCCGGTCACTGCTTACTCCAAGTCAGAGGCAGACACTCTTGATGAGGGTTACATCAACGCAATCAAGGTCATCAATGGAACGACAAGAATCTACGGAGCACGTTCTGCGTCTGACGACACAGACAACTTTAGATTTATTATCTCGAGAGAAGTCTTGAATCAGGTTGTTTACGAAGCAGAAAACGCTCTTGAAGCATTGCTCTTCCTTCCAATCGATGGCAGACGCTCAACCTTCTCGCGTGTTGCAGCAACACTGACCGGAATCATGGAAAGAATCCGCGTTGGTGGTGGCTTGTACGAAGCATTCGATGCGTTTGGTAAGCAAATTGACCCCGGTTACACCGTTGTGGTCAATGATGCCATCAACCCGCTGTCTCAACTGTCTACTGGTGTCATTAAGGCAAAAGTAGGTGCTCGAGTTTCTTCGGTTGGTGACACAATCGAAGTCGAAATAACAAAATCCAACCTCACTTCAACACTGGTATAACGGAGAATTAAGTGGCACAAAAACTAGCTCAGAGGCAAATTATTGCCGAAATCACACCACTAGCAGGAGGGGCCGTAACTGGCCCGAACTTGAGCGGTTACTTTGCACAAGTTTCTGGTGGAGAAATCACCGCTTCGGTAGAAAAAATCTACACAGGCGGCAACCCTTTCCCAGAGACACTATGTGCACCATCCGAAGTCGGAGACATCACGCTCACTAAGCACTACGATGCAGATTTGAGAACGACTCTCAACGCTTTGCGTACCAAAGTCGGCCGTGCATACTACGAAATTAAGATTTACGACACTGACTGCGACTTGAAGAATTCTCAATCAGAGCGCGTTTACGCACAAGCCCTTCTTGTTGGTTTGTCCGAGCCAGAAGGTGACGCATCCTCGGGTGCTCCAGCAACTTTTGCTCTTACGTTCGCAATCTCTGGCGCACCAACACAATAATAAGTTAATTACTTTACACCACTACCTGCATAGATAGTGTGCTATTGTCTCTGCTATGAGCAATTTATACGAAGAATTCGACCCGTCGTCATCGTCCGCGCCACCCATCATTGATGAAGACGCAAACGTTCTCGACCAACTCAAAGCCCTTGTGAGTAAAAAGGTTCAGCGCCCTGAAATCTTCCTCACAGTGCCAGAACGCCCAGGCGTTCAACTGCTAGTTAGTCCAAACATCACTCAGCAGCAAATCAAGGCCTGGCAGAAAAACTCTGGACTTGATTCAAAGAACGGTATTGACGCAACAAGGTTCGCATGCCAAGTAATTGGACACACGGCTCGCGGAATCTACCTCAATGGTGAAGAAGTGCTTGAAGAAGGTAAGTCGCTTGGATTTGCTTCACCAGCAGTTCTTAAGATGACCGGCGCTACACGCGCACTGCCAGATGCTGTTATTGCTTTCTTTGGTCTCGACCCACACGTTGAAGCTGCCGCACTGGCAATCATCGACGCTGCTGGATACGGAGACACCGTGGAGCAACAAGAAAACCCTACGAAGCCCTCCTAGACGACCTGCCGTCTGACGGCAGAATAGTGACTGCAGCCCGCTTAGGGGAGCTTTTCGGAACAGACCCCATTCGACTGCTGGACTGCACTCCAGAAGAGTGGGTAATTAGAGCTGCTTGTGCTAAAGTTATAGAGGCAGACCGTGCCGCCTCTGAGCGTAAAGCTCAAGGCTATTAAGTAGCATTTGGGATTCAGGTGGCTGACGAACGCGTATCAGTAGTAGTTGACATTGATGTTAAGGACCAGAAGCAATTAGCGCTTCTGCAAACACAGCTGCTCGCACTCGGAAGACAGGGAAACGCAGCTGAAAGAGCGATGGGTGGTCTCGCCGGAAAGATGGGTCTTGCCAACACTCAGGTGACCACAAACGCAAAAGGCGCAAAACAACTCGTTAGAGAACTTACGCTTATAGAAAAAGTTGGTAGCAAAGCCCTTAAAATGGCAAGAGTCGTTACTTATGCCGTTATAGGAATGGGTCTTGAATTTGCTGTTACGGCACTTTCATTAGCCAGCGTAAACGCAGCATTTGCTATTGGAAACGCAGTCATGAAGGCGTATAAATGGAGCATGCAGGCTGTTGCTGGTGGCCTAGCGGCCATAGGGGCTGCGGCGATGGCCGCGGCTGCGGCGTTCCAGGAGTTTCAAGCTGCACAGTATGCGTTTAATTACAAAGACTCTAAAACCCTCGGAACAGGACTGGAGCAATCAGCAGACGCAATGCGAATGATGATGACTAACGCAACACTTGCATCGTACGGTGTTAAATCGCTTAGCTCTGCATACGCGACTGCGTCAAAGAACGCAAAAGTTGACGGAAAAATGATTAAGCAGCTAGAAGCGATGGCTGACTTCGTTAGTGCCGGACCCAATCAAGACAAGCAACTACAGGGTGCTGCAAACTTTCTAAGCCTTATTCAACGTGGAGCCAAAGCTAATACCGACTTTGCGGGTGAACTAAAAGCCGCCGCACAAGAAGTTGGCCCAGCATTCTCCAACCTGTTCAAAGGTAACAACGTAGGCGATACTGGAAAACTGCTGCAAGACCTGATGTCTGGAAAGCTGGCTAAGAAAGCTGGCGTTTCTGGTCAAGCCGACACGGTTGCTGGAACAATTTTTGGCAAGTTCAAAGCAATGATGACCAACATGTATGTCGAGCTTGGTGACGTTGGTAGAAGACTGCTTGCACCTCTTAGTGACGCAATGGATAAAATATTTTCTGGTCTTAGACAATCTTTTAGAAGACTTAGTGGCGACTTTGCAGCATTCGGTAGGGGTGGAGTTTTGCCAGCCATGGTTAACTTGGCAGCAAAAACAGAAGAGTTTTCAATCAACTTGTTTAGAAAATTTCTTCCTGCTGCTTCTGGATGGTGGAAAAGAACGGCGGATGGTTTTAAGGCTTTTGCTGCTGAATTTAGGGATGTCAGAGACTCCTTGGCTCCACTTCGAGAAGGTGGCTCAGTAATAATAAAAACGTTTGGTCTCCCGTTAGTTGAAATTTTCAAGTCAATTGGCGACAACGTTAAGCACCTTTCAAACCTTGGCGTAAAGAACAAAGATATCTACATACAGTTCGGCGAAAGACTAAAGGGAATAGTCGAAGCTTTCTTTAATATGGGAGCAGCTACGAAGGAAGCTTTTACAGTTGCCCTGCCGGTAATTAATAAAGTTT